AGTCTGGCTGTTTCGGGTGCAGCATCCTGTGTGGAGAACTCATGTTTAATTCTGTTGAACCATTCAGAATTTTCATCCCGTGGGTTCAATATCTCATTGTTCCTGAGATATTGTTCAGCAAGATCATGCAGAGCAGTTCCACGATTTGCGCAACGAGCAGTTTCCTTTGCAGCGGCTTCATGCCCAATCCTGTCTCGCCATGCTTGCAGACCAGCAGCCTTTTCGGGTGAAGCGGTTCTGGACAGCATGGTTGTGACAGACATCAAATTGCCAACAGGTGTTTTATATGTTCTACCTGTTGGCAATGTCTCTGCATTGATTTCTAAAAAGTTGTATAAATCAATATGGTTAAATTCTGGACGATACGATACGCCACGTCTGAATGAATCAAAGCCAGCCATTGACTTAGGCTAAGTTACTTTTGAATGACTCAACGATAAAGTCGGTTGTGTTCGCTTCATTTTTATCCGTGCGGATTTCATCGAAGATTGGCAGGAACAGGCTGAGTGTATCTTTTGATTCAGAGTCGATCACATCATTCGATTTCACCTGAACAATTTTACCGATCATGTTATCAGTGAAAAATTCTGTGCGTTGCTTGTCTGTAAAACCTGAACCAACGGACACAACTAAACCACCGTCTGATGATTTGCATTCGAACGCACCTAACTTTCCCAAATATTTACCTGCACCTTCTTCGATGGCGATAATTTCAAGGTCGCAATATTCTTCAACCTTCAGCTTCACTTGACCCATGGATCGCTTGTCTTCCCATGGTGTATCATTGTTCTTGAGGATCGCACCTTCGCACCCTTCACCAACCAGCCGCTTGTAGAAGTCAATTGCTTCACTTAAATCGGTGACATTCTTATAACGTGGCACGGAGAAAAATCCCGATTCATTATTGTTGACCAATGTGACCAGTGGGGTGAATCGGTCAATGTATGGTGTGCTTGAAACACCTGAACGGAATTCAGGGAGTGTTATCATATCCCAGAACGTGAATCGAATCCGAGAGATTTCATCATCGGTCAATTTTTCACGATTTAAAATACCGTTGGAAATCTTACGAGGCAGATCCTTACCGTCTGCATCGACAACATTTGCTTCACCATCGAACACCAGAGGAATGTCACCAGAGAGTTTCACAATTTCATCAGTGATAGCCGTCAGTGCTTCACCAGACTTTAGTGGGTTGCCATTACGTGTCCTAAGATCAACCTTACCATTCTCAACGATTGCAGCGATTCTAAGGCCGTCTTTCTTTTCCTGTACGATTGCAGGATATTTAATCTTCGCTAGACTTTTTTCGGATTGTGGCTGACACAGCATGACTGGGAATTTCTGAATGAAATCGTTTCCCCATGCCTTGTTGACACTGGAAATATCCACACCGCAATCGAGTTTCTTCTTGATGATGCATTCCAGTGTCTTGGCATCATCCGCATCCAGACTTTCCAACAGCTTAGCCAAATGGTTTATTGCCCTCGCACCTGTCAGTTGACGGGTGGATAACGCAGCCAAACGATCAATAACAATCTTCATGGTGATAAATGAACCAGCGACAGATTTGTAGTCAGGGATCTTCTTAATGTGGTAATGGATATATGGATCGAGTGCAGCCTTCACGACCAGCCGAAACAGTCGATTATCAGATTCGCGTTTCAGGATTTCGATTTTTTCATTGCGTGAAGCAGTCTCTTTCAGTTCCGTCATAACTTCAAACGGTGTCAGTGTATATGCCATGGTTATCCCTGCCTATTTAATTTGTAGTTGAAAGTTTGTTGTGCCTTGCCATCTTCGCGGTGTCCCATCACAATACGTTGCAATAGATTCGCTGGTCTGAGTAAAGATTGCCGTGTTCTGGGTGATTCGGATAGTGAAGCCGAAATCTTTTAGGTTCGTCGATTCATTGGATAATACCATAATGCCATTTTTCTTTTCCCAGCCACGTAAATCTGTATGGATATAGTCCAGACGAGAATCACCGATCAACTGTGTGACGTGTCTAGGGCTTGGCTTATCAAATTCATTGACGATATAAAATTCCATGATGGTCTATCCAATAGTTTTCAGGACACGCATCACTTTTGTTGCTGTCCACAATTCAGAACGAATTGGTGTGATATCACCTTCATTCAATAGTTGTGCTGCACCATAATATGTACCTGCACTCGCATAAGCTTCACGCACCGCATCTGCAACTTCATTGTTGGCATTGACAGTATTCTTGTGAAACACTTCTCTCGCTTTCGTTGTATCTCTCATTCATCATTCTCCTACGTTTTCATGTTATCCTCACACACACATCTTTGACTTAAATATTATCGAGTATTTCTTGGACAGTGAAATCGATAATATCTTTCAGTAAACCACGCCGTTCAGTGAGCCTGTCCACACTTTTAATGTGACCCACCCTGTTGAGTGTCACCAGATTCTTAACAGACTTGCTGGATGCATTCGCAGTCACATCACCTGTGCTGGAAATCTGAAATCTGAAATTGTCCACTGGCGTACCTTTTACAGTCGTGTCATCAAAACGCATCTGAATCTCTTTAGATCCACCGAAAACGGATTGCAGTACAACATCGACACGCTTGAACTTAACCCCTGCTGTTTTCAACAAGCTAGTAAAGTTCGATTCAAGAGATTTTAAATCGACACCACCTAACTTCAGGCCACCTGCACCTTCGGTTAGTAAGCTATCAAATGATAATGTTGTCATAATTTAAAATCTCCTGAATCAGAACTATAAACTAGATGTAACTTGTTGTAAAGGGTTTAGAATATGAATGCTAATTTACATAAGGCTTCCATCGAACAAGACTGATTGCGGAACTCTGCACCACAAGTCTCATCTTGAATGAACTCTGGATATGTGCGACCTGCACCAGACTTGGCCAATGTGAACATCACCATGCCACGACGAGATTGACCGTCAGCCGCTTTACGAGATCCGATTTCAGACCACCACTGATCAAATGAGATTGCTTCGACTGTAGGGGTTTCGGTTTCGGTTTCGGTTTCGGTTTCGGTTTCGGTAACAACAGGTTCAACCACAACTTCTTCAGTTGGTGTTTCAACCACTTCTTCAACAGGCTTAACCACTTTCTTTACAGGTGCTTTTCGTTTCGTTGGTGCTTTTCGTTTTGTAACTGTTTTCTTTACTGCCATGATTTTTCTCCTATGTGTTTATTGTTATATTTAGGTGTTGAGGTCAAACCACAACATTTTAGCGATATAGTATGCATCTACTAAATCGTCTACTGGGTTCATGACCGTTTTAAACCCATATTCAGCTTGCAAGTCTATACCAGTCTCAATCACAAATGAGTCATGCATCTGGCATTTCTTTGCACTACCTTTTCCCGTGGCGAATTTCTTTATCTCGGATGGTGTGTAGTCGTTCAATTCTACACCCCAGTTATACATGTGACTTTTCAGGATGCCACCGTTTTCACCAATGTTGAAACTTCTGCCACCACGGATACCCATAGCATACCCTTCAATAGCAGCATGCTCTACGTTAGCACATTTCATTAAATCAACGAAAGTATTTGCTAAGAATACAAACCTTGGCATGTTCTCCATCGAATCAACATGCGGAATGATGTTAAACTGATTATCTAATATCGAACGCTGGATAGTTTTCCGCTTTGATACTGCATAGAACGTGCAACCACCAATACCAAATTCTCCGGTGTCTGTCATAGCACTGTTGAATATACACAATGCAGGTGATGACATACTATAATCAATTCCAGCAATGATCATATCAAGTCACCCGATACGTTTGCTTGCGAGTTGCACCGTTTGCACGAATGAGACGAATCGATTTAAAATGTGGTTGCATCACAGGCTCAACTTCACCATGGTGTGGGTATGTACTGCATCCGCTAAAATCCACAACGATTGTCGTCAGATCATGTTGGCCACTCTTTTTAGTTGCTCTGCTTATCTTACATGATGGGAATTTTTCAAGCATTTCAGCTTTACATGTTTTCACCATCAATTTCATTTCTTCGCCACGGCTATACACAATCACAAAATGCCGCCAACTTCCCATAATGGTGGGGTGAAAGCATTTACATTATATGGATATATTGCATCGCTCAATGTCTCCATCGACACAATGATGACCATTCCAAGCATGATCCAAAATTTACGCATTATTTCACCCTTCTCCATTTATTAAATTTCACTGTTGCCGTAATTCCCTGAAATGTGCATCGCCGTAATGTTTCTGCGACATTCACACCAGCCAGTGCCATTTCGTTTAAATCTTTCTGTTTCACTGTGCGATCAAATATCACCACTTTCTGTTTCAGCTTGATCGTGGCCTGTATCTTTTTCGTTGTTTCAGGTGATCTTGGCTCATTGTCATACACGAACACAACATCTTTCAACCCGAGCCTGAGGACTTGCTGAACCAAATCAGAACCAGCAGCACCCAGACAGTTATCAACAAACATCGCATCAATCGGCCCCTCCACAACATAAACCCGTTTGCTTGGGTTCAACCTATCCAATCCAAATATTTTAGGGACAGCTTCATTCACCTTGATTGTTATATATTTAGCAGGACTCTGGCTCTTCGGCATTTTCCTACCTTGAACCACATCAACCAGCCGTTCCTTGTTTTTGAATGCAATAACAATTCGCGGATAATCCTTCCTGATGGGTTCCTCGAATGCCATTGGCCTCATAGTGTTCGCAAATGTTTTAAACTGCTCAGTGAATGATATGTAGCACCTGACCATATCATCTGGGATACCACGCGAAAGGATATAAACTTTTGCAGGGTGGTCGTCAGATAGATCCATGATCGGTGTGGTTAGTTCCATGAACTTGTTCGATTCACTTCGTTTCAGTAAATCACCAAAGCCTTTGTTCTTAACTGCAACCGTGGCAACTTGCTGCTTGTTCTGTCTACGTGAGCCGACTATTCCATCAAATCTATACTCTTTGTAGAGTGAATCATCAAAACGCTTTAGAAACGTGCTGAAGTAATGAGCCTCCCCACAATTATGGCACTTGAAATGCATGCGGTTATCTTTCTCATAGAAAAATCCGCGTGTCTTTCTGTCGTCACGTTTACTATCACCACACAACGGGCAACGGAACATGAAAGTCCTGTTGCCCGTCTTCTTGAACAATTTTAGCCGTACACCCACCATAGCGATGTACTGCATATCAGTTATTATTGATGCCATTTGGGTATTTTACATATTGATAGCAAGATGTAAAGGGTTCATCGCTCCTGAGCCATTTCAACTTTCGGTAATGCAGGGTGGTGCTTATAGTTATTCACCCGCACATCATCCGGTGTCATGTTGTCGAGATAATCCATAACGCCATCAACTGACGGATTTCCATCTGGTGCATTATGGATAGTAACATCGCACAGTTCCAATGGGATATTTGCAATCTGGATATTTGCGGCATCCATTTGGTTAGAATATAAATGCACATTCGTCATATTGTGGGTAAACTGGCCAGCAGTATATCCGGTGAGTTCTGCAATAATCTTTAAAATGAGCGCAGATCCGAACAGGTTCATCGGCGCACCAAGTAGGAAATCTGTACTTCTCTGAGTCATAGTCATGTGCAAAACTTTGTTATTCACGTCAGAAACAAATTCATACATTACATGGCAGGGCGGCAGGGCGGCACTTGGAAACATCTCAGGGAACCATGCATGGAAAATGTTTCGTCTGTCCTGTGGGTGGTTCAGTATCTTGTCCACACAGTCGCGGATCTGATCAACATTCTTCCGTAAAATCGAGAGACCAAATTTTGAATCATGTCTGCCCGTTAGTGTCGATACATACTCATATCCAGAATCCAAGTAGTGGTCATGTTCTATACCATTTTTAGCAATCACCACAACTTCACGATTTCGCCACAATGCACCGTAAATATTCCCGACGTCATCTTCACCTTTTCGGAATGGTGAAGCAAGCCAAGTTTTGTTTTCATTGGCATCGCTCGACCAAAAATTACAGCCGAGATCCCTGAATCTGGCTGCACTCGTAGCACCCTGCAAAAAGCCCACAATTTCACCAATGGACTGTTTGAAGTAGAGGTGTTTGGTTGTGAGTGCAGGAAAGCCATCTCGAAGATCCCATTCAATGGTAGCAGATGGGATAAATTTGGCAGACTTATCTGTTCGGTTATCCTGCCAGACACCATCATTGATGATACGGTTCAGGATTTGTTTATATTGTGTATCTGGGTGCTCAAAGTTTCTCATTTTTCACCCATGTTTAACATTCTCGTTTCACTTTTAGATCGCTCACATTTCATGCGTTCAACTTCTGCTCGCCAATCAGCACGAAGGGCATCAACAACATACTCGTCGCCATACCCGTTGAATGTATCAATATCACGAAGATGCTTAGATATCACGTTTAACAATGCGTGTGCTTCTATGCTTTCACTGAACCAATATGAATCTCGACTTAGCCGCAAACCCATAGATTGAAGTGCAGCCCGACCAATAATATATTTGGATGCACTATCACGTTTCCTCCGAAGATGCTGCACAACAGCTACGATGATTAGAATTGCAGCGATAGCCATTATACACATTGCCACCACTGAAAATATGGTAATTATTAAATCATTATTCATTTTTCCTCCTTACCGTTTAATCGAACACAGCCAACACATTGTTCATCATCCGCGTTTCCAATGTGTCCACAACCAATGTCTGACCATGCGGTGGGTTGCTGGATTTTCATCTTCATTCGCCCATCACGTTGCACACCATCTTTCACAAGAATTGGCTTCAATTTAGATGGGTCGAATATAGTGTTGTGGCAACTGTATTGGCTCATGGGCGCTATGATATAGATACGTTTTCAATATGTAAAGAAAAAGGATCGCCATAGAGACGATCCTTTTTGCTACCGAAGTGGCGACCAACAGCAGACTTTGCAACTCACCTAACACCATATTATTCACCATCACCGATATTGTGCGTATCAGGTGCAGTGTTTTAATGGCACGGAATCGTGAGTGCCACACCGTGAAGCATGGTTCCGTTTACTTCGACAGAAACGCACCCACACCATCCAACATTGCCACAAGCCCATCAATCAGGTCGTGGTCACCAATAGTCATCACCACAACAATAGTGATACATATTACAATGGTATTAACTGTGCTTTCCATATCAGACAACGTCTTTCAGAGATTTAGCAACTTTAAAACGTACGACATTGCGTGCAGGGATTTCGATTGAAGCACCAGTCTGTGGGTTACGTGCAGTGCGTGCAGCACACGGAACAGATTTTAAGATGCCCAAATCTTTGAGGCGAACATCTTCACCGGATACCAGAGAATTACGGATTGCGATAGTCTGTGATTCCAGTACCGCAGTCACGTCCTTTAGTGTAAAACCAGTTTCTTCCGACACGATGCGGATAAGTTCAGAATTTGTCATATTTTGTTATTCTCCTGTTTTGTTGTTTCTAGCGGCCTATCTTAGTTTACATTTTGAATAAGTCAACACTTTCACCAGAACGTAAACATGTCGGTTTCACATGCAGATTCTGGGTTGAGTTCCCGTTTCAATTTTGCAACTAATTCAACAACAGCATTACGCCTCGCATGGAGCAATTCCCTGAATAATCTTGATGCCTTGAGTGTGTCTAAAAACGAATCATTCTCACTCAGTTCATTTATTCGATACAGCAATGACTTGCGGATCTGTGCAGATTCAGCTTTCATTTGACTCGCTTTCTCTTGCTTGGCTTTCAACATCTTGGCGTAGTCAATTTTCCTTGCGACAAAATCGCCACCCATTTCCAAATGAGATACAATCATGCGAAGCCCTGTCACATCCCAGTTGAAAAAGCATTGTGATGCAGTGATAAACAAATCATTCTTCTCTGTATCATCTGTGATGTCTGGATGACATAACTTGGAGATTGCTCGATACATTTTCTTACAATCATTCTTCACTCTTTCCGGTGCATCAGGTTTAGACTCATCTGGTATTTTTATGCCACCCATATCTATTTCTGGGTGAGGCATGTCGTCAGACTGTTTTCCCATGATTTCATTGCGCAGTGCTTTAGCTTGTTCCTCCAGCTTAGCGATTTCATCCATGGTGAATGAATTATCCCGCTCATGCATTTCAAGACATTCATTGATAGATTTCTTGGTCTTTAACAACCAGTCACCTTCCCG